GGGAACGTCTATGTACTCACTCTCAATAACGGAGGTCGCACGATAATGTCTATAATCACAAATGTTGATGCAGTAAGAGCATTAGTGGGTGGCGGAGTTTCCCAAAATGCGAGTGGTATCCATTACCACGATGGACAAACACCACCGTCTGAATCTGCAATCAATGCCAAGCGAGTAGAACTCCAAGCAGCATATCCTCTGCAAGAACTCCGTGAGAAACGCAATGTCCTCCTAGCAGCATCAGATTGGATGGCTAATAAAGATGTTACATTACCCGCAGCATGGAAAACTTACCGTCAAGAACTCAGGGATCTTCCATCGGGACTAGACACCGTGGAAAAGGTAAACGCAGTCACATGGCCAACAAAACCATCATGAACAAAAGAATCTAATGGCATTTTCAAAAATAAAAGCAGATGCAACTGAGTTAGATTTAGCTACTCAAGTAGAGATTGATTTAAAATCCCCATTAGCATCACCCACGTTTACGGGTACTGTAGCTGGTGTAACTGCCACTCATGTAGGATTAGGTAATGTAGATAATACTACTGATGCCCTCAAACCAGTTTCAACTGCCACTGCTGCTTCTATAACTACATTAGAAACAGCATCTGCAAGTATTCGTCAAGACATATCTATCCTTGCTCTTAGAGAAGCTGTTACTGAAAATCGTGTGGCAAACAATCTTCCAAATAGTTTCATAGATCATTTTCAGGATTCTACTGGAGTTGGGACGTTTACTACAGCAGTAAGAGACGCTACTGAGTTCGTTGGTGTCGATCTGGGGGGATCTGTGGGGGCTTTAGCCAACGGTCTTGTAGCACATTGGGGAACGGCAGATGCAATTACAAGAACAGTCTCTAGCAGTTTGCTTACATTACAACATGACACTTCACCTGACAGTGATGATGGTACTTGGTCTTATGGAACCCCGCAGACAGCTAGAGCAACAACTCCATACAAGTTTTCTGCGAATGTAGCATTTTCAGTACAGTTTAAGCCTCATTCTGACCACAATTCTTATAATCCGTATTTCGCAATTACAGATGCGACATATACAGGAGAGAAGTCATCTAATGACAGTTCGTTTAATACAAACACATGGATGATGAAATGGGCGGGGACTTCAGCAAGTTCTACTTTTGCTGAACTCGGCTCAACTGTTAAAACTTTTACTGATAGCGGAATCTCTTCGGCATCAAAAACTTATCGCTTTGACCGTTCTGGGTTAGGAGTATTGAAAGCATATCAGGATGGTGTTCTTTTCCATACATTCGCTGATGTAAACACACAGGAAATGCAGATGTGGTTCTCAGGCGCAGGAGGTACTGGGACTGGAGAAGTGAGGGAGTTAAAATATGTTGAAGGGACCGGTGCTTCTGCAACCGGAACAATAATTGGAAATACAAATGTACCTTCATCAGCACAGACAAAAGTTTCTGGTGTTATGCTTTATAAGGATAATGCAGGGACAGCAACTCTTGGAACAGATATAATAGTTTCTTTTACCTGCAATGGAGGAACAAACTGGACAGATTTAGTATTAGCAGATATGACAGCAGTTACACCTGTATTTTCAACAGGAATTAAGATGGTGAAACTTGCAGAAAAAACCTGTACTTCAGGATCAGATATTCGTTACAAAGTAGTATGGGCAAATCAAGGAGCGGCAAAAGAAACTCAACTACACGGAATTGGGTTAAACTACTAATGGAACGAAGAAACCAATTATCTACGATGCCTCATCTGTTCTGACTGAACCATTCCACCTACCCTGGCTGCATCGGATTGAACATCTGAAAGGTGGCCCCCTAAATCATCAATCTTAGTTTCAATTTTAATTGCAAATATATTTGCGGTGTCATTCATTTGTTTATGCAACCCTTTGATAGTTTGTTGTTGGGATAGTACAATATATCCCAACAGTCCTAACATCAACCCAGCGATACCATGAGTTTCCAAAATACCAATTAGTGCATCAATCATTTTTTCTCCTCAGTATTATTATTTTTTTCGTCTTCCCCACCTATTGTTTTATCCAGTCTTTTGAAAATTTGCTTTTCCAAATGTGGTAACAATCGAATGCCACTATACCCAATAAAAAATGCAATTGCAAGTGCAGTATATACACCAAATTCAAATTGTTCCATCAACATTGGAATAAAAAATTCTGCTGCAATCCAACCTACAATAGCTGCTAGTGCAAGATTTTTTACTTCCCACAACCAACCCATCCATTTATGTACTAATCCATTAGTTAATCCACCCATTGTTGATGCGAATACACAGCACCATTTAGCTCCGAAAATTATTAGTAATGTTTCCATTTGATTATTTCTCCTAATTCTATTATTATTTAATATTTATTCATTATGGGTTTTTCATAGTGATGTTCTCTAGTAAAATTTCAATATAAATAATTCAAAGGATAATATGGCATCACAAAAGAATCCCAAAGACGATATTTGGGGTGGGCATTCACGAGAATCAATTATTTATAATATCAAAAATGGACTGGTATATCTTACTTCTACTGATCTTGTTGGCCTACACTCCACGATTTCCGCCATTCAGATAGCCCGGGCATCTAAACAAGAAGATAATGATGTGGAATTAAAAAAGTTTATAGAGGACATACAAAAATATGATCCTGAATATCCAGAGGGGTTTCGATGAGTTATTCAAGATGGTTAGATTCCAAGTTTTATACTTATTGGCATGAGGACAGAACGGTACAGAACAAAGAGGATGAAATTTTTACCTGTCACACTCAAATATGGTGTTCTCATAATTTTACCTACACGGATTGTAAAATTATGTGTGAAAATATATTGAAGTTAAAGGGTAGGATGAATGAGATTGATGATGATGAGGATGCAATTGAGATGCAAGGGTATATGCGAGAATTTATGACAGATGTGGATGAGGAATATGACTATGAAAAATCATGAGTATAGCTGGGAATTGCTCTATCATTTTAATTGTGCTGAGTGCAAAAATTGGTGGAGTTATACTACTACTGAGACAGCATATCAGTGGAAGAATCAATCAATGTCTTGTCCACATTGCGGGTATAATACCACAATACAACCGAAAGATATGAAGGCAACCAATGAATTGGATGAGGGAGATCGGGATAATTTTATGGCCGTATACACTGATTAACATGGAGGAACGAAATGATCAGTTTGACGGAAAAAGCTGTCAGCAAAGTACTAAGTATAATGAAAGAACAAGAAGTATCCAATGAAACTAGAATACGAGTAGGTGTCAAGGGTGGTGGTTGTTCCGGATTTACATATACGGTAGATTTTGAGACTAGAATTGGAAAATTTGATTTAGAATTTGAGTCTTTTGGACTTAATATTTTAGTGGATAAGAAAAGTCATTTATACATTAAAGACACAGAAATTGATTGGTCAGATAATTTAAATGATAGGGGATTAAAATTTAATAATCCTTCAGCAAAGGGTTCGTGTGGCTGTAGGACTTCATTCATGTATGAACGTATGGAGGAAAATGAACGTACACCAAGCTGGATGTGAACTTAAAATTTCTGAAAAGGCCGCGAGTGTTTTTAAGGAAATGATTGAAGACGAAAATAAAGACATCGAAAATTCCTATTTAAGAGTTGGTGCAAATTCTGGTGGCTGTTCTGGATGGAAATACAGTTTGGATTTTGAAGATAAAGTTAAACCAGAAGATTTAGTTTTTATGCAGAACGATGTTAAACTAGTAGTAGATGAATACACACTTAATGATATAATTGGAGATGTGGAAGTTGACTATAAAATAGGGAACTTAGTAGAACAGGGGTTTATATTTAAAAGACTTAAATATGAGCACGTCTGTGGATGTGGTGAAAGTTTCACTCCGATAAAGGATATTCCCGCAGATGGTAAACAACAGTTAGGATGGTAATAAATGGCATATTCAGAGAAGGTATTAGATCATTATGAGAGACCACGGAATATTGGTAGTTTGGATAGTAACAATAGTAATATTGGTACTGGTCTGGTTGGTGCTCCAGAATGTGGTGATGTCATGAAACTCCAGATTCAGGTGGATGAAAATAATAGGATTGTTGACGCCAAGTTTAAGACATTTGGGTGTGGTAGTGCGATTGCCGCAAGTTCTCTCGCAACGGAATGGATTAAAAACAAGACAGTAGATGAAGCAAGTACGATACGAAACACGGAGATTGTTGAGGAACTTTCCTTGCCGCCCGTGAAAATACACTGCTCTGTACTTGCAGAGGATGCTATCAAGGCGGCAATAAAGGACTATAAACTGAAACAAGATGTCTAGCATCAACTACACAATCAATCGGTATTGGAAGGATTGGGCTGGGTTGATATATTTGTTCATTTGTTTGGTTGACTTTTTTGTAGGCCCTTTGGTGTGGAATCTTAAAATGGAGGCATACTGTAACAAAATGGTGGACAAGGGACTGGTGTGTGATGCTAGTCGCTGGGAGCCACATACTCTACAAATGGGCGGTATGTTCCACATTGCATTTGCGAGTGTATTGGGTGTTGCAACGTGGAAAAGGAAAGAAGAGAATGAATCGCAATGGAAAGATTAATTGGTTTGTATTAGTCTGTGCATTCCTGATAACAGGTTGTTCGTGGACAAAACAATTCCTCTGGATGGACGGAGACTCTGGTACTAAGGAGAGTCTTCCAATCGGGATTAGTGAATTGATTGAGATGGCTTCATATTGCAATGACGCATACGAGACTAGACCCAAGCACTACCAGATACGAGACAACGAACTTTCATATACGGTTAAATATGATGAAGGAGTGACGATTATCAGTTTCAGGGGTACTGATAATGGTTGGAATATATTGTCTGATATTGATGTCCGCCCTTGGAGAGATGATGAGCTAGGATTGATA